CATTGCTTTCATTTATTGCTTCGTTTCTTTGTTGTTTGTATTTAATTATTGCCCTTAAAGCAATTTCTTTATCACGTTTTAATTCTATTAGATAAAATTGTATATCTAAAAACGCATCTATAACTTTTTTTAATTGATCATTATCTTTAGCTTTATCCCATTTATTTAACACCTCTAATATATACAATATATTTGTATCGCATTCTAGTTGTTTAAAACTTTCTAATTTTTTATAACTGTTTGTTAAATCCTGACTCATTGTTTATATAACTTGCTTGTGATTCTTCTAATAAATAAACGTCTTTCGCTTTTTTTTGTTTAGTCCATAAAGTTGTATCGGGGCAATTTAATTCTTCTTCTTTAGGTAAAATTAATTTATCCAACCAAAACATATACATCCCTTTAGGATCATAAACTAAATATAATTTATTTACATCTTTATCTAACGCCATTAAACTTTTATATTTTGCTTTTTCTAACATTTTAGTTTTATAATACTTATGCCTAAATTTTATTTCAATTACACATTTTTTATTTTTAGGTGTTAAACCTTTTGCATCATAACTTTTAAAACCCTCGCCACACCAATCTAGATCCCAGCCATCTAAATTTAATATTTCAACGACTGTTCTTTCCCACGCGTGTACACTATTCAGATCCATTATTGTAAATGATATTTAGATCATCTACATACTGCTGTATTTTACCTTTCATTGTTTCGCCCCTGCACGTGCACAAAGTTTCTAATGGATGGTCATAATACTTAGCGTGTAAATGCTCGATTAATCTCAGTTCGCTTTGTGTGATTGTGTTGTTTTTTACTCCCTTAAATTTTGACCATTGATTATAGTCGTTCTTTATCATATGTAATTTCTTACTCATCTTTTAATATTAATTTTATACTCATTTAATTTTTCTTGCCTTTTATCACAACCGCAGTCTTTATAGCCGAATAATTTAGCTACCCACGTTGCAATTTTTTTACCTTGATTAAAAGTAACTATACTAATAATCTTCTGAATCAAATCCCCTAAACCAATCATAATTTTTAATTTTACTTTTAATATATTTTTTTACTTTACTATAAGAATTCCATAATGATACATAACTGATATTTGTTTCACGACTTAATTCAGATATCTTTTTTCCTGAGCTTAACATTTCAAAAATACTTCTGTCATACCAAGTTAAAGTTCCTAAAACATCTTCAAACTTATCGTTAAACATTTTATAATCTACATAAGATGCTGCAGGTAATTTATCTTCATAACTTAATACCTCATCAAAATCTTTATTTGTATATTTTTGTTCCACTACTTTTATTTTCTTTTCTTGAATCTTTAGGTGTAAATATAAATGTCTTAGAATTTTATACATATACCAATAATTTAATTCATCTTTATACCAGAGGTCTTTGCCTTTTTTAGTCATTTCATCGACTTTTATATATGCCTCTTGAACAATATCTTCAGCGGTTATTCTATTACAGCCAAATGATACAACAATCCTGACCCACGTTTTATGTTTTTCAAATGCTTTTTCAAGTATCAACGCTTTTTAATTAAATGTAATAAATTTTTACCATTTAAACTAAAGCCAACATTATTAGCAACCGACTTTAATATTATAGGAGATTCTAAAGGCGTAGGTCTACCGCCACTATCTATTTCCTTAATTTTTATTACTGCTACAAAAGTGTCAGTCCATATTTCTGGATGGTTTGTGTAACGATGCAATATTAAAAAGTTATCTGATTTATTTAAAAACTTACCACCACCTTCTGCACTTCCTGCACTGGGTGGAGTAATATATCCCGCAAGATTATGATTAGCAGGATGCCTATGCCTTAAAGCCTCTGTTACAGCGTGAGTAACTAAATATATAGAACATTTATTTTTACGAGTAAATAATCTCATATCACTCATTACTGCATAATCATACTCGTGGGCTCCGTGTGACTTCATTGTTTCTTTATCACGCAATAAACTATTATATGGATCAATCATTAAACCAGCATAGTCGAAACCTTTTTTAACTTCTTTTGCTTTTATTAATAAATCTGTTGCAGTAAATACTTCATCAATATCAATATATTTAAAATGTTTATCAACCCACTTTAATTTTTCCAACCAAGTTTTATCATCTATTTTATTAAAAGGTAAACCTGTTAGAAACTCTACTAGCTTTTTACTTATGCTAGGAGCCTCATTTTCAGCTGAATATATTAAAAACTTTAAATTGTATTTAATAGCATACAACAATAATAAATATAATAACGTTGTTGTTTTACCAGTACTTGCGTGACCAAGAACTACATTAAAAGAATTAAACTTGAACCTCCAGTACTCATCAATCGTTTCTATCCCTAAAGATAAACCCTCTTGAATTTCACCATTACGTATCGCATTTAATTTATCAACTTGTGATTTATAAGTTACTAGATTAGAATGGTAAGTCATCGTCACTAGCGTTTGAGGTTACCGCTCTGTCAGGACTATGTTCCTTGCTAGTGAGCTCTTTTTGTTTTTTCCAATCGTTACTATCAAGAGAGCCATACCACTTTCCTGATTTTCCTTCTTTACAAGTTATTTTTATCTTACCTTTATTTTCAATTATATGTTCACGAACTTTATCAGTTTGCATATACATCATTAATTTAAAAACATCTATATCAATTTTTACTTTATGATATTGTGATGCAGGTTTGTTAAAAAACATCCCATAAGTGAACTCCGGTTTAATGCCATATTGAGAGCTTTCCGGAAGATCTAAAACATTAAGTTCTTTTTCACTAAATAATTCTTTGAATCTATCTAGTAATTTTTGTATTCTATCTATCATTTGTTTTGTGGTTTAGTTGTTAGTGTGTTATAATATACGATTGTTAATTGACCGATTTCATTTAACGCTTGGTTTTTTGCAATTTTGATTGCTTCCTCGGTTTTCGCTTTAGTTTCCTCAGCGTCTTTGCCTTTAGCTTTTAATTTATTATAAGATTGCCAAAGATCTGAATCAAAAGTTTCTTTTGCTAGTTTTAAAGCTACCGACAATGCGATACTTTGTTGCTGACTCAAAGGAACTATTTTTTGTTCACTAGGTGCAGCATCTTTATTATGTAATTCTATTGTTTTTCCCATATCTACTTTTCCGTATTGCCTTATTTTATTTCCTATTTCTTTTTCTGTTAAGGTGTATGCTAATACATCACCAGTTTTAAAAGGGAACTCCCTATTTTTATTATCTTTTGATGCGGCTATATTAAAAACAGGAACTTGCCCATTAGCTAGTTCAACCCTGTATTCAGTTCTTATTACTTTATTGCCACCCTCCCAATCTTTACCTTGGGTTATCGCTTTTATTGTTGAAGTGTATGCTACTCCAGGTGTATTTGAATCTGCCATTATTACTTTTTTTGATTATCTAATTTTTTTTGTATAGTTTTCAATAATTTTCTACCATTAGGCAATTGCATATTTTCATCTTCTTCTAATGTATCAACAGTGAACTTTATAAAATCTGCTAAATCTCTAGTAAATTCACACTCGCTTTCATATAATTTTTTATATTCATCGTGAGCTTGAGTTTTTATATGAAGTTTTTTAGTAAGTTCTTCAATTTTTAATCTACGCCATTCAAGTTGGTCGTTTACAAAACTATCACCAGATAATTTCGCGTTATTTAATATTATTTCAGGTATATTCATTTTATTATTTTTTGTGTATTATACTTTAGTTATACAAAGTTATTAAATTTTTTTTATAAAAAGCAAACATTTCGTTTAATTTTTCTGTTTCGAGTCTTTCATTTGCTTTACTTTTAGCTATAATTTTATCTGCAGTCCCTTTACCGAAACGACTATCGAGAGCTTTTCCATATTCATATTGTAAACCATTTAAAAAACGATTACAATATTTACATTGGGGGAAAACATTCATTTCATCGTATCGAGTTAAAATATGCCTTCTACTTACAAAATGACCTGCGTCTATATTTTTATAATGAAATTTTTTGTCGCAAGTAATACAAGAACAATAACCATTTCCGTCAGAGTGTTTTACACGAACGTACTCACTAAATACTCTGTCTAATTTTTTTATTATTTTTTGTCGCATATAATACTAATATAATAAATATATTTATATTATACATATACTTATATTATACAATACACTATTATAGATTTCTTGATTTTTCAAAACTACGACCACCAAAGTAAGCACCAATAATAAGCAATAATATTTGATTGATGTTATCTAAGTCGTATTCTAAAAAGAATCCTATTGTATAAACTAATGTTATAAAAATTAATGTTAAAGGTCTAACGTTTTTACTCAACCAACTATCAGACATTGCGTCAGCCTCCCAACGTCTAGTTACAGATTCAAATTCAGCTAGTTCTAGATTAAGCATTTCTAACGCTATATCTTTATCTTGCTGACTTAGTCCTTCATCAGTTATTATCAAGTTCTTTAGAGCTCCTAGGACTCCCTTGTCGGGTATTATTTCGGCTAGGTTTCTGAACAGGTTTGACTTCCCTAGCAGGAACTGACCTATTTTCGTTTCTTTGAACTTTTTCTTTTTTTTGCTCATATTTTACTTCTTTATATTCTATCATACGAGGAATATGATTATCATCAAATTGATTTCGAAATACTAATTTTCTATTTAATCCAGGTACATAGCTACAATGAATCCAATTAGGACTATCTTCACCAAACTCCCATATTAATACATCAAAATCTAAATTGTCTTTTATGAAATTAAATATATCTTTATTTGAAATATTAGTTC